TTGCCGCTCTCTCGGATCCGCCGCGAGAACATCGTCCCGTCGCCACAGAAGAGGCCGAACTCTCGAATCGACATGCCGTTGGCGTCGTCAGTGCCAAAGAGGAAGTCGAACCGAACGTTCGGCGTGGGCTCCTCGGTGGCGACCCATCGGACCGAGTCACCGTCCACCTCGGCCCGTGCGAAGGACACGCTTTTTGCCGGGACGAGGACCCCGTCGGCAAGCCCTGTCTGCTCTGCGTTGGGCTCGCTGCCGTCGGTGCCGACCCCCACATGGGTTCCTGCCAGGCCCACCTGACCGGAAAACAGCTTTGCGATCGCTATCCGGCCTCCGGTCATGATCATGTTGCGCTCGGAAAACTCCTCGATGACCTGACCGTTTCGTCGCACAATAAAAAAGAGCTGCCCCATGGTGGGACAGCTCTCGGAAAATACCGTTGATGCACTCACCTATATGACCTCCCTTGTAACCTCGCCCCCGTACTGCACCCCTCCGCCGTAGGAGAACGCCCCGTATTGCGTTTCTGTTCCGTAGGTCGTCATGCCGTCGCCATAGGCAAAGTTCCCGTAAACCAGAGGACGGCGGATCTCTATGGCCCCTCCGCAATCCCGAGGCCCTTCGTCGCCTCCATATGTGAACTCACCGTGTCGGACCTCGCCGTAGACCGAGGGCACACTGTAACTTTCCACCAAACCGGACATTCGGACCCTGGACAGGTTCAGCAGGTCCGGCATGTCGTCGCCGTATCGGGGAGTACCGACTGCACCTCCTCCGTAGCAGACGTTGACGTCCCCGTAGGAAAATCCACCGTATCGGAGCATGTCGCCGTAGTCGAAGAAACCGTAACGCAGGCCCCGCCACGGGTAGAGGTCGAGGAGGGGGAAGCGGGCGGAGATGTGAACGCCAGCGTCTTCGATTTCGTCGAACTCGTCGAGCATCCACACTCCCATTGATAATGTGTCCAGATGGGTGCGCGTCGACTTCGCGCAGTCGAACGCCCGCCGTATCAGATCTTTCGACGCGGCGGAAATGCCGAAGTCATCCCCGACCCACACTTTCAGCCTGGCGAGATACGGATCGCCCCCGAATTCCCACCATTCGAGATATTCGGCCTGAAATCCGAGATCCGCAAGGAGCTTCTTCACGGCCCACGGAGTTCCCTTCTTCCGGTGCCACGGGATGGACCCGGCCACAAGGTTCCGCCGGGCGGTCAGGGAAAGCCCCTGCGGCTCGTAGAAATCGACGTGAAGCTGCCAGGCGAGCAAGTCGACGATGTGCTTCGGCAGCTCGCGGAGCCTCGGGAAGATAAGTGCCTCCGAAATTGCCCCGGAGACCTCCGCAAGCTGCGGATCAATGGTCTCCGCTCCAGCTTGTACCTGCTCGTCGACGCTGATCGACGAGGGAAGAATGTCCTTCAGCGAGACTTCGAGCAGCTTAGCCATCTTCGAAGCCCTCGAAGGTCACGGTGATTCCCGTGCATTTCGCGACCTGCGCGGGCGTCAGCTCAGTGAAGACGGGGGTGGTGACTTCGACGCGCTTCGCTCCCGCGCCCACGATGGCCGCTATCAGCTTCGACGGGTTGATGTCGCGCCCCAGCGCTTCGCACTGCCACGCCTCGAAGGCCTGTACCGCAGCCTCGACGGCGAGCACGATGCCGTCTCCCATGGAGGCGCGCTTTCGGTCGATCCAGTACCCCAGATCGATACTGTATTCCTCCTGCACCGGAGAAAGGACGGATACCAGGTCGGAAGTCGGCCTGATGTCCTCCGCCGAGCAGATCGCGTCGACGGCGTTCAGAATCTCCTCCGACGGAAGCTCCCCGCCCGAAAGCAGCGGGTAAATATGCACCTCGCCGGGGATCGGCGATACCACCGATACATCCACTATGCTCTGGTGCGCCGTACGCGCCCAATACTCGTATGCTCCGGTAGGGCCGCCCACGCTGAACTTTTCCGGGGCGATTTGAATCCGCTCGCGGAGGCTGTCGTCGCTCTCCGTGTCCGCGCCTCCGGTTGATTCCGTGATGTTTTCGACCGTCCGCACCCACGGAAGGGGATCCACGATCTTCGCGATCTGTCCCGGCAGGTAGCCGTTGCCTATCGCCCCTGCGGTCATGCACGAGGCTTCCACCTCGGCGACGATTTCCCCCGGCGCTATGGATACCGGGGCCGTCGTGGCGAAGTAGGGGTCTCCTCCGCCGGGAGTGGCTCGCGTTCCGAGCGGTATGATCGTCGCTCCCGGCTGCGGGGCCGACAGGACGAAACGGAGCGTCGTCAGCGCCGATGTCGCCGGGAGTCTGTATACTCCGAGGAGCGCCCCGAGGTGGTCCAGGTACCCTTCGGACGAGTAGGCGAGCAAATTCTGCTTGCCGGTGAAGTCGATCAGCGCGCGCTGCTGCACGATCACCGAGGCGATGGTCAGCAGGAAAAGTCTGACGGGGTCGCCCGGCGCGAGAGACCTTCCGGACGCCTGCTCATAGGCGCGCAGGATCTCCCGCTCCACCTCGGCGGCGTCCTTGACGGCGAAGAGGATTTCGGGCAGCCCTGCGAAAAGGTCTTCATTCATTTATCTCAATCCTCACTTTCGGCACGAGGCTGCCGTCTATGTCACCATCGAAGGAGATGTTTTTTAGTTTGCACCTCGGCTCCCACTTGCGCAGCGCCATGTAGATTTCCGAAGTCAGCGCCGCCATCGCATCCGGCGTCGGCCTGTCCAGCATTTCGACGTTGATTCCGAAAAGGCGGTCGAGAGGGACCGACCACACGGGCGTGCTCAGAATCATTCTGACGTTCTGTACGACCTCCTCCACAAGCCCTGACGGCGCGAAGTCGATATCCCCTCCGCCTCCCATGATCACGAATTCGCGCCTAGCCATCGGGGTATTCCTTGAGGTACACCGTGAGCGTGGCCGCTACGATCTTCCCCTTGTTCTCGACCACGTCCCACGCCTCGGAGACGCTTTCTACCACGTAGAGACCTTGCGGTTCGCCTCCGAGGGTCACGGGGACCGAGAGTCCGGCTTCCATCATGCCGATGATTTCGTCGATCTTCGAGGCCGGATCGACTCCCATCGCGGCGTCAAGTCGAAGCTTCAGTGTGAAGGAATCCGAGTCGAGCCCGGTGAATTCCAGAAGCGGCTTCCCGCCGAAGACCTCGTGCGTCGCGTATTTCGCCGCTCTCTGGCGTTGAAGATCGCGATAGGTGAACGCCCGCACACCCAGCAAGCCGCCTCCTCCGGAGACCTCAAACATGACGCTTCCCATGATTCCGATCACGCGCTTTCCCTCCTATCCTCCGCAGAATACGTCCGGCGAGCCCGTGGCGACAGTTGAGCCGCACGCTATGGAATCGCCCACCCTCCCGGCTGGCTTGCCGTTGATAAACACCGTAGAGCTTCCACCAGACAAAACGGATCCGTGGCATTCCGGAATGTCTGGGCAACAGTGCACCGCCCATCCATCCCCCTGTCTATGCCAGGGGATACCGTTGACAAAAACATCGGGAGATCCCTCGACCGAGGGCCTAGGTGGCCATCAGCCGTGCCCCGACCCCATGTCGCCTTTTCGCGCAACTGCCGGCATCTAGGTCACCCCTTTTTCTCGTTGAGGTATATATGTCGAGCAGCCTCGATCGAGATATCGTCATCGTCGAAGGCGATAACGCTGCCGTTGGATTTCCCCATTTTTATGTCTCCATCTCTGAGGTCAACGTAGCTCCCATGGCTATCCTCTACTCGGATATTCCCGTCCCTCAGGTCTACGTGGCTTCCATGGCTATCCCGTACCTCTATGTTGCCTCCGTTCAGGTCGACATAACTCCCGTGGCTGTCTTCGACATGGATGTCCGTATCGCGCAGATATACGTGGCTCCCGTGGGCATCTCTTGCCTCGATGTTCTTATCCTCAAAATGGATGTAGCTGCCGTAGTGATCTTTTACTTCCACAATGTGATTCTTCCGGTCCACCTGGATAGTGGTTCCGTCTTCGTAAGTCGTGACACGGATGTCCTGATCGCCTACCGGCGGCTCGTTCTTCTCGTCCCAGACGGCCCCCAGAACCACGCCGCGCTCGATGCCGTTTCCGGCCATGAGGCAGGCTACGTGTTCATCTATATCCAGGTTGATCTCGTCTTTGTTTTCCTTGGTGTTCCAGCACAGCAGTTGCAACCAGCCGGATACCAGGTTGTTCTTGTCCGGGAATCTCACCCTGACCAGTTTTTTCGCAGGGTCGAAATCGGACACGTAGCCGAAGCGCAGGACAGATCCTCCCTCGTTGCTGGGCATCCCGCCGTCACCTCCTATCTAGCCTCCAATACGGATCTCCAAAGAGGTGGTATATCCCCCGTTTTTGTCCACATGGTGGGTGGCCCTCTCGATGAAATACAGACCGTCGAAAGCTCCCCACCCGCTCAGCAAGACGGTGCTCCCTCCGACATAGGCGAAATGCCCCATTAGAGAAATAGTTCCCGATCTCTCTGTCTTGTTGGCTTCATAAAGG